AAAACTCTTGACCCTGTGGTTTCGTTTAGACCAGATCGGCATATTCGAATCCCCAACACATTCAATTTCAAACGCCAAATCTGGGGCATCCCTGTCAAACATGAGGATTTGGAGGCTGGATGGGATTTCATCGTTGAGAAGGCGAAAGAACCACAACCAGGGATGCACCTATATGGAGAGGGCGGTATGCCTCTTGAAATTGTTGAGCGAAGTTCTGTTGATATGTTCAAGAGTCGCTACAACGAACAAACCAAATCGTTTGAAATGGAAAACATTGACATTGATATTGAACGTATCAACAACATTCCTATGTTGCCTTGCTTGGCTCAGGCTGCGTGTGAGAAGGGAAGCAACCCCCCGCACAAACCCCGATCCTATTTGATGATGTATCTAATGGATTACTTTCGCAACTTTGCTCGACCTGCAAGGGAGGCGACAGTTCCAAATCATGAAGTGTTGTCATTGACTCACGCCTTCATTCGCTCATTGGAATGGGCGGATTATTCACCAACTGAAACCATGAAATATCTCACGCATGGCGTTGAAAGGTATTACCTTACACCGACTTGTCCCACCATTTACCATGAGGGTCTATGTGTGGGCAAGTGTCCATATTACGATGAAAAGGGGGCTACGGCATGAGATACAAACTTTTGCATGGAGATTGTTTAATCAAAATGAAAGAGATGGACAATAACTCGGTTGATGCAATTATCACCGATCCCCCTTACGGTTTGTCATTTATGGGCAAAAAGTGGGATTATAAAGTGCCTTCTGCTGAGGTGTGGCGTGAAGCACTTCGAGTCCTCAAACCAGGTGGTCATTTGCTTTCGTTTGCTGGCTCACGCACCTATCACCGCCTCGTTGTCAATGTTGAGGATGCAGGTTTTGAAATCCGTGATCAAATCATGTGGGTCTATGGCTCAGGATTTCCTAAGTCACATAACATCAGCAAAGCCATAGACAAAGCCGCAGGTGCGGAAAGAATTGTAGTGGGTCATCGTGAATGGAATGACCCCATGAACAAACCATACACCAATGCACATTTTGGAGGGGATAGATGCCGTGATGATAAGCCAATGCCAATCACCGCCCCCGCTACACCCGAAGCAAAACAATGGGAGGGGTGGGGTTCAGCCCTCAAACCCGCCCATGAACCTATCGTGGTCGCCCGTAAGCCCCTCATCGGCACTATCGTTGAGAATGTGCTTGAGTATGGAACAGGCGGATTGAACATTGATGGTTGCAGGGTTGCTACCGATGAAAACCCATCGGGCAAGCGAAGGAAAGGAAAGCCACCGATTCGTGAAGGGGGGGTTTGGAATAATGACAGGCGAAGTGCTGAATCATTTGCAGAAGAAAGAAAGGGTGAAGCCAAAGGTCGCTTCCCTGCCAATTTTATTCACGATGGCTCGGATGAAGTAGTGGTTTCGTTTCCAAATCGCACACACCGCTTCTTCTATTGTGCTAAAGCGAGCAAAGGCGAAAGGGCTTCGGGTAATAATCACCCAACGGTCAAACCTATTGCTCTCATGCAGTATCTATGCCGACTTGTCACTCCTAAGAACGGGGTTGTTCTCGATCCGTTTATGGGTTCAGGAACAACGGGGATAGCCGCTAAGGACTGCGGTTATGGTTTTATTGGTATAGAACGTGAAGAAAATTATATGGAGATAGCAAAGCATAGGATTTGGAATGTGCGATTCGATCAGGATAAGCCTGTTGTGCACGAGTGGCTATAACCTTTTATACTGGTAGGAGTTATTGATTACTATGTCGAAGAAGAAAATGACAACCAAAGAACTAACAGTGCAGGTCGAAGCACTAACGAGCGCATTCAACAATCTCGGTGCTGCCATCGGTGCTGATATGGCACAGGTCATGGCTGTAATATCGGGGCTACTCAAGCATTTCGATCTACTCGCTGAGGTCAAGTGCCCTCACTGCGGTACTGAGTTATCCTATCCAAACATGGATAACGTACCTCCTCCAACCCATTGCCCTGCTTGCGAAAGCGAACTCGGCCTTGACGAAGAGGAATGATTAAAAAACAAACGGGGCGTGATTGATATATGACACGAGTTCTTGTGACAGTAGAAGACGAAAAGGTAATCGCTGATGCGGTAGCCAAATACGGCAAGCGTGACGTCTGCCTTGCTCTCGATAACAACGTAACCAACCGATACAAATTGGAGGCATACGGCTTGGATCGCTACGCACTGGTAGGCTCAGATGCCGACCACTCTCTTTTCGATGAAGTCATCGGCAAGACCACCCCAAAACCAAAGAAAAAGACACCCGTAAAGAAGGATGTCCCAATCGAAGTTGATATTGAGGCGGTAGTTGATGAACAGTCCAAAGAAGTACAGTAAAGAATGGTACGCTGAACATGGCCCGAGCGAGGGCCATCCTAATCCTATCATTGCTAAAACCAACGAATGGCCGATCAGGTTGTCGAAATCTAAATTCATTACCTATGATTCCTGTCCCCGCAAGTATTGGTGGGGATCGGTGGCCAACGTATGGGGGCCACGCACACACTTCATGGTACACGGTACTGCTGTTCATAGGGCTCTCGAGAACTTCTATGGTCACTGGGAACCCGGTATAGACGAAGATATATGGTATGACTTAATGGAATCTGATTGGGAGGACGGCTCACTACACCGACCGTTCACGGACTGGGAACCAGATCAACAGAACACATACCATAACTCGATTAATGCCTTGCTCGAACTGGAACTGGAACGTCGGAATCGGTGGGGAGAAGAACACTTTGCACCCGTTGAGTTCGAGGTTAAGCATGCTGTCCTACATCACAAGTACAACTTCATGTTGGTCGGTATGATCGACGGTGTACATCGCCATCCCGATGGCGGTCTTGTCATCACTGAACTCAAGACTGGCAAGGCGACCACAAGCAAACTCACAAAGACACGCAAGGAACTGTGCTACTATCGCTACATGCTCGCTCGCTTAGGGTGGGATGAAGCAGTCTACTTCTACTATCTATTCCCCGAGTGCACGAACTTTGACCTGTACGCTGATCTGGCGGCCAAGAAAAACACTGAGGTGTGGCTTGGCGAACAGCAGGGTATGGCCATCTTAGAACGCGTCAATATGCGTAGCGTCAATGCCATGCACAAGGCACTCGATAAGACCTGTGAGGGTATTGAGAACAGCCTGTACCACATGAAGTGGAATGATTACTTCTGTGTGAACTGGTGTGACTTCCACATGAGTTGTGAAACAGAACTGATCGGTATGGATGAAGATGTTACGGCTTTATATACTGGAGAGGACTGGTGATAATCATGACAAAAATAGTATGCCCTGAGTGCGAACACGATACCTTTGATACAGACGCCATGATGCTTGTTACAGGACAAGTAGGCGGCCCTCATGAAAAGATGATGGTCGTCCACACCTGTCACGCATGTGAGCATAAGTGGAGGGGGAAGGCTTGAACGTAGGTTTCAAGAAAGACGGTACCCCTCGACTATCAAAAGCAATCGACAAAGCAGTGATGAGTCACGCTTCCGTAGAGTGGGGTACGCCTCAAGACCTTTTCGACGCAATCAGCGAATCCATTGGTGGCTTTGATCTGGATGCGGCGGCCAGTGACAAGAAGCACGTGTGTGATAACTACTTCACCGCTGAGACTGATGCTCTATCGCAAGAATGGCACGGCAAGGTGTGGCTCAATCCCCCGTTCGGACACGGTGTAGAACAGTGGTTCGAGAAGGTGGTGAACGAGGTTCACACCAACGCTGACTCCGTACACGTACTGATCCCCGCAAGGACTGACACTCGATGGTTTCACGACTGGGTTATGCCGTTTGCTACTGAGATTTACTTCTTCAAAGGACGTCTATACTACGTCAATGAGAAAGGTGAAAACAAAAACCCTGCGGCCTTTCCGTCTATGCTATGCGTATTCAGAAAGAAGACAGGTTCATGTGGGGATGTCCCAACAATCAAAGCATCCTCACGTGACGGGAGTGCGTTCAAGGAGGCGGTGGAGTGGCTTTAGAATTTCCACGTGAGATCGGTCTGAAAAGAGCGTTGTGCAAGAGCAGGTGGCAATATGATGACTATGTTGATAAGTTGGGCCGTCTGTCGTCATGCTACACGAGTCTATACTCGTTTGAATCACTCAATGAAGAAGGCAAGGCTGACTATCGACAAGCAATAATTGACAGGGCATGGTGGGATTTTGACACAGGAGAAAGAGGCGGGATCGAGCAAGTTAAAAAAGACGTTGCAGAACTCATCAGGCGATTGGTGGGAGACGTTAGACTGGTCGCAACTGGTCGAGGCTTCCACGTCCACCAACTCTTCTCCGAATCAGTCGTCGGACACCAGTACCGACAGCCGTTAGAAGCGTATCAGCGACGTAAAGCACGTGGCCTTGTGACACTTGACGGTGTAGGTTTCCATGAAAAACTGACTCGCATACCCGGAACCTACAATCCTAAGCGAAAGCGGTGGGCTGTGGTGATAGACGCTCGGGCATTCGCTAATGACCCTGATAATTACCAGATCCCTAAAATCCCAATTGAAAAATACAAGATTCTCGACCCGTTTGTAGGCAAACCAGTAGAAGATGGGTTTGACTTTTCCAATTGGTGTTTGTCCTACTCTCCAGAGCAACAGGATATTGAGCATTTGGAGGCCATAGAATTGGACGAAAATACCCTCACTGCGGGTACAGTACCACTGATGCCTTGTTTGGCTCGTGGAGTGCGTCAGGAGAAGCCAAATCACCATGTTCGAGTAGCACTGGTGCAACATATGGCTGATACCCTCCGTGACTTTGCTGATCCACAGTCATTATCACCAGATCAACGTCGCCAAATCGAGGATGAAATCTTTGATTTTATCAAAGGTTTGGGTTGGAAGAACTGGAATCCTACGCTATCCCGTAAAGGCATCAGAACCAACATGAATTACCGTAGAGTCCCGTCATGTGCGTGGTTTGCAGCACGTAGTATGTGCACTGGCAAGTGTTGGAGATACGACGGCACGGTCGATCTCGACGTCAAATGCGAATGAGTATGATAAACCACAGACACATAGCATAATCAATGCTCGTGGTAGACGACCGTGAAAATGACGTAATCAAACACAAAATCATCGCTCAAATGGGCGAATATGCCAGTGGCGGCATAGTCAAAATCAAGCGACTCAAATCGGCTGACTACATCATAGGTGATGTTGGCATCGAAGCCAAAGAGATTAACGACCTATACCACAGTATCTTGGGTCATGGTCGATCTCGCACTATCGTTGGCCAACTGCACGATTTGGTAGAGAACTTTGAACGCCCAATGTTGGTCGTTTATGGTACAAAATTGAAGCCGTTTATCGTCGGCAACCGACGACCAAGCCGACAAGAGATAGCCATTGAAATGAAGCGCATGCAAGCCGTGATCAAGAAGTTCAAGCAGCATCTATACGTGAAGTTCCCCACCATCCAGTTTATGCAACTGGGGACAATGGACGAGATGGTCGATTGGCTTCACAGTATGCACGACAATATGCGTGTTCGACGTATCAACACCAAAGAGCCAAAGGAGTACGCTCGCAAGAATGTGACAGCCGATCCGAGAGTAGCCGCATTATCGGCTCTTGAAGGCATATCTGAACGTGCTGCCCATGATTTACTCACCGAGTTTGGATCGCTGCCAAAAATACTGCGATCAAGAACAAGTCAGCGTAAATTGATGGAGATCGACGGCATTGGTCGCAAGCGAGCAAAGACCATCCTCCGCCTAAGAGAACGCTATCCAGATCAACCCGACCGTTCTCAGTAGGATAGGGAACTCGACTGGGATGAACCCGCTACCGAACTCTTATCGTTCGATACTTGGATGTTATTGAGGATAACACTACCGTATTGAGCGTTGTCATCTCCAGAGTTGGCGGCTCTTTCGATGGTGACTACAAGCGTGTTACCACCTATGTCAGCACCGTCTAATGATCCACTGAACAGAATGATATTCTTCTTGTTGCCGCTTGTGACGGTGACTGTTCGTTCATCTATTGCGCCCGTATCTGTACATTCTACTGTTACAAACAACACAGCGTCACCTGTCGTTGCTTGCATGGTCGCTCTTGCGCTGACGCTGATCTCTTTGCTTGTCACACGTGCAGGGACTCGAGTAGTCACGGTGAACTTGCTGTATGGGGATGTGCTGTCAGCGGCACCCGGAAACACCATTCCGTCAGCACTCATGATAGCATCTCCTGATGACGGGGCGATGTGTGAATCAAGACCATCCAACCCCCCAGTATCATGCGGCTTAGCCGAAGGCTTGGTCTGACCAAGCACAGCAAAGTCCCCGCCAGTTACGCTGTCGTTGTTGAAGTTCATGACGCCCTTCATGCGGTTGTTTATTCCGTTGGATAACTGGTTCGATCCTGTCAAGAATGAATGGTTGTCTGAGAGACTTGCCTGATCGGGTGTGAAGGTAGAGGTTCTGTTGATTGGTACCAAATTATCACCAAGCACCAAACCCGGATTGAAGTCACCGAACCCTACTTGGTTAGCCCAAGCACCATCAGACGGATTGTTACCCATGACATGCGCTTGATTTGGCTTCTGAGAACCTGCACTAACGTGAGTTCCGGGTTGTCTTCGACTCGTACCACCCTTTGATGTAGGAGGGATGATGTAAGATGCGAAGTCTTTAGCCGCCCTTGATACATCACGCTCGAGAGTGAGTTGAACTCGCTCAGTGTTGCGACCGTCAATGTTCCAATTGATGCTCTTGATAACCAACGGCTCATT